TACGGCTCGTCCATCAGCGGCTCCTGTTGATGTACGCATGGAACGAAGACCTTTGACCATTCAAGACCCACTTTCAGCTGTACCAAGTCAATTACAAATTGATAATAACCCGATTGATCAAGACTCAGGAATTATGGATGCTTTAATGGGTGGCGTACGCGACGGCGTTAATCCTCCACAAGTATCGGGATTAGCAAATATTCCTACCGAACAAGTTGCAGACGCATCGACTTCTGAATTTTTAAATAGAGGTGCGGTTAATACGTTAAACGATATTTTTCAGGCTTATAAAAAAGGACCACCACCTGTTCAAGTTGGTCCAGGACAATTAAAATTGTCGGTAGACCCGTTTGGCGAAGAAAAAAGTATTGGTGGTCAATTTACCATGCCTGTTCAAGATTTCGGGTTAGGTGGTTTATTATCACAAAACCAAGCTCAACAGTCACCTGATCAGGCTTTTCAAGTTGCAGATTCGTCTAACCCCTATATTAGTGGTAATGTGAGACGAGGCCGTTTAAAAAATCAAGGTGGGGGATTTTTTGGAGCTAAAGGTAGTAGTGGACGTATTTATACGGGTAGCGGTACATCAGGTTATTCGCGCTCTAAATCTAAAGGCGATTCTAGCTTTTTAGATAAATTAGGTCAAATGTTTAGTTTAAACCCATATGATTCACTTAATAGCTAATGTCTGAAAACCGTCGCCCAATACCTAATATGCCAGCATTACTTGATTTAGTACGATCAGGTGGTGAGATGGCCGATTTATTTGACGCTGGTGGCGAAATTGCAAAAACTGATACACCTGTAAAAGTTTATCGCGGAGAAGCACTTTTAAAAAATACACCGACGTTAACTGCTGAAGAAAACGTAGGAAAATTTTATACAGCTAATCCTAAAAAAGCGGCGAGGTATCCTGAAGAATCTTCGTTATTAGGAAAAATAACACGGTCGTTTGATTCTACAGCTGAAGATATTATACAAAATTCTTATAAAGCGATGTCGTCACACGCTAAGACTGTGCTTGATACGAATTTAGAAAAGGGTGTAGAAAGCAGTAAAGCGTATTCAATATACGCGAATAATTTAAATCAAATTGATGACTTTCATTTAAAGTTTATGAACGAGTTAAAAGAAGGAAAGTTATCAAAAGATAAATTAATGCAACTTGCGATGACGTCTATGGAAGAAGGTATCTTCGATCAAAAAGGCAACATTGATCTAAAAGAAACATTTAAACGCGGTAATTATCCTGTAGCCGCTAGTGTTGCAACAGGTCGTGCTGCAAAAACAGCATTACCCTATTTACTAAAAGGTGTGGGTATTGCAGCTTTGCCCTTGGATCTTATTGCAGGAGCTAACACAACAGGACTTGACCCACAAGAAGAAATAGCTCAAGCTATGGGTATAAATCCAAATTTATTATATAATATGCCAGAAGAAGAATTTGCTCAAATAGAATCAATGTTCCGCCAGACTATGGCGGCTAGAGCAAAACAAGATAGTGCAGATGCTCAATCAGTTGATGCGACAGTACCCTAATGGAAAATTTAGACTTTTCGCATCTTCCTAGAGATAAACAAGAACTCGCTTTTATTCTTGCTGAAGAATTACAACAACGCGAAACCCGTAAATTAGCTCGTGATGATTTTCTAACTTTTGTTAGAACGATGTGGCCGTCGTTTATTGAAGGTGCGCACCATCGTAAAATGTCACAAACGTTTAATCGTATTGCTAGAGGCGAATTAAAACGTGTAATTATTAATATGGGTCCACGACATTCGAAATCAGAAATGTCGTCGTATATGCTTCCATCTTGGCTCTTGGGTCTTAAACCTGATTTAAAAATAATTCAAGCAACGCATACAGGTGAACTTGCTGTACGTTTTGGTAGAAAAATTCGTGATCTCGTAGATACGGAAGAATATAAAAGGATATTTGAAAATGTGGCATTGCGAGCAGATTCCAAGGCCGCTGGACGATGGGAGACATCCAAGGGTGGAGAATATTTTGCGGCTGGTGTCGGAGGGGCTATTACTGGTCGTGGTGCTGATGTACTTATTATTGACGATCCGCACTCGGAACAAGACGCAATGTCCGAAACCGCAATGGAATCAGCCTATGAGTGGTACACGTCAGGCCCAAGACAGCGTCTCCAACCAGGAGGAACAATCATTTTAGTTATGACTCGGTGGTCTAAAAAGGACTTGACGGGTCAATTATTAAAAGCACAAACCCTTGATCCTAAAGCAGATCAATGGGAAGTTATAGAATTTCCCGCTATTATGCCTTCTGGCAACCCTTGTTGGCCTGAATTTTGGAAAATAGAGGAATTAGAAGGTATCCGTGCCTCATTACCACATCAAAAATGGGCGGCACAGTGGATGCAAGAGCCGACAGGCGGTGAAGGAGCGATAATTCAGCGTGAATGGATAAGAAAATGGGAAAAAACTAGCCCTCCAGTAGCTGAATATATCATACAAAGCTACGATACAGCGTTTTTAAAGTCAGAAAAGGCTGATTTTAGCGCAATTACCACTTGGGGTGTGTTTTTAAACGAAGATGACGGTCAATATAACATAATTTTACTTGATTCTATTAAAGATCGGTTCGATTTTCCTGAATTAAAACGTGTTGCGCAAGAAAATTATATACATTGGGATCCTGATTCAGTTATTATCGAAGCAAAGGCGTCAGGTTTGCCCTTAACTCAAGAATTACGGGCTATGGGTATACCTGTACAAAATTATTCGCCTAATAGAGGCAATGATAAGATCGCTAGGACAAATGCTGCTGCCCCTATGTTTGAATCAGGACTTGTTTGGGTTCCAGAAACAAGGTTTGCAGAAGAATTAGTGGAGGAATTATGTGAATTCCCCAATGGAGATCATGATGATCTGGTGGATTCAACCACCCAAGCACTCCTCAGGTTCAGACAAGGCGGGTTTATTCGGCAACCTACGGATTATGAAGACGAGGAACTGGAATATAAACTCAAAAAATTTATGTATTATTGAGGTAGTTTACGATGGCTGTTGAAAAATCGATTGCGCAATTAATGACCGAAGCTCCTGTTGAAGCAGAAGTTGAAATAGAAACAACTTCAGAAGATCAACTACCTTTGTTTGAAAGTGACGATACCGTTATGTTAGAGGATGGTAGCGCAATCGTTGGTTATGTAGAAGATGAAAATGAATTAGGTGGTGATTTTTACGCTAACCTAGCAGAAGAGATGGATGAGGCTAATCTTCAGGATTTAGCTTCTGAATTAGTTGAATCCTATAAAGATGATGTAGAATCTAGACAAGAATGGCTAGAAGGCTATACAGATGGTTTAGATTTGCTCGGTATTAAGACAGATGACCGCGAAGAACCATTTAGAGGTGCTTCTGGTGTCTATCACCCCCTTCTAGCTGAAAGTGCGACACAGTTTCAAGCGGGTGCGTATAAAGAATTGCTTCCCCCAGGAGGACCAGTACAAACTCGTATTGTGGGTTCAGAAAATAAAGAAATTTTAGAACAATCAGAACGTGTTCGTAACTATATGAATTTTCTAGTTTTGGATGTTATGGAAGAATTTGACCCAGAATTAGATCAAATGTTATTTTATCTGCCTTTGTCAGGATCAACGTTCAAGAAAACGTATTATGACCCTGCATTAAAAAGACCAGTAAGTAAATTTGTTAATCCAGATGATTTAGTTGTTGCTTATACTGAGTCTAGCTTAGAAGCAACGTCCCGTTTTACGCACGTTGTTACTATGAACGCTAATGATGTAAGAAAACTTCAAGTTTCTGGGTTTTATAGTGATGCTCTAGTTTTAGCTGATGAAGTTGATGATACGGATACTTCAGAGGATAAAGTACAAGAATTAACAGGTTTTCGTCGTAATATTCAATCTAGCGACATGGTAACTCTGCTAGAGATGCATGTTGATTTAGATCTTCCAGGGTATGAAGATCAGGATGAAGAGGGCGAGGAAACAGGTATAGCTGTTCCGTATATCGTTACGATCCACGAAGATACTATGGATATTTTGTCTATACGTCGTAATTATAGACAGGAAGACCCTACTAAAACTAAAATAAGATATTTTACGCATTATAAGTTTCTTCCTGGACTTGGGTTTTATGGATTTGGGTTAATTCATATGATTGGCGGCTTAACTAAGTCAGCTACATCTATTTTGCGTCAGTTAATTGATGCGGGTACATTAGCAAATTTACCAGCTGGATTTAAAGCAAGAGGGCTTCGTGTTCGCGATGAAGATCTACCTCTCCAGCCTGGAGAATTCCGTGACGTTGATGCTCCAGGAAGTTCTATTCGTGAAGCTATCATGCCTCTTCCGTATAAAGAGCCGTCAAGTACCCTCCTCCAAATGCTTGGTGTGCTTATTGAAAGTGGTAGACGTTTTGCGTCCGTCACGGATATTAACGTAGGCGAAGGGAGCCAAGCTAATCCCGTGGGTACTACTGTTGCGCTCTTAGAACAAGGAACGAAGGTTCTTAGCGCAATCCATAAGCGCCTACATTACGCTCAGCGTCAAGAATTGCGTATTCTTGCTAACGTAATCAAGACTTATTTACCGCCTGAATACCCCTACCAGATACCCGGTGATGTAGGCGCAAGCGCAAAAGCTGACGATTTCGATGATCGTATTGATGTCGTACCGGTAAGTGACCCCGCGATGTTTAGTATGAGTCAGCGCGTTACTTTAGCGCAAACTCAGCTACAATTAGCCCAGTCCGCCCCTCAGCTTCATGATTTGCACGAGGCTTATCGCCGTATGTATATGGCGTTAAATATACAAAATGTCGATAAGATCTTGCCACCAAAAGACGAGGCTGCACCGAAAGACCCTGTTTCTGAAAACGTGGATGCTTTAACGGGTAAACCGCTAAAAGCGTTTGAGTCGCAGAACCACGATGCGCATATTGCAACGCATAGTGCATTTTTGCAAGATCCGAATATTCAAAAGAATACGGTCGCTACTCAAGTCCTTATGGCACATATGCAAGAGCATTTAGGTTTAAAATATCGTCAACAGGTTGAGCAAATTATTGGATTTCCGCTTCCAGCGGAGGGGCAAATTTTGCCTCCTGAACAGGAAGCGATGCTCGCCCAAGCTACCGCCCAAGCAACAGCACAGGTATCCCAAATGGCCCAGCAGATTGCAGGAACAGGTCAATTTGACCCAATCGTACAGTTGAAACAGCAAGAACTGCAAATTCAACAACAGGAAGTTCAACGTAAAGCGATGGCAGATCAAGCGCGTAATCAGCTTGAGGCCGCTAAACTTCAACAAGATGGCGAACTTAAAAAGGCTGAAATTTCTTCGGATGAAGATATTGCTGCACTCCGCGCAAACGTCACTTTAGCGACAAAGAGGTAATTATGGCTAATACACGTGTAAAAGATTTAATGGCGATGATTGAGACTGAATTAGATCCTGATCAGTTAGAGGTTTTAAAATTCGATCTAGCTCAAGCTTTGGGTCAAAAAGACGTTGGTGTTACTCCGAGACCGGGTAAAAAGAACGGCGTTAAAAGACGTTCAGGTGGCGGTTCTGAGATGACAGACAAACAAAAGAAATTTGCTGCGTTAGCGGAACCGAAAGATAAAATCACTTATGCTGATAAACTTGCAGGTGCTGGTGTAAAGCAAGCAAGAGACGGAAATTACGGTGGTAGCGGTGACGGAGATGAAGTTCTTGCTGCGGGCCGTTCAAGAGGCGGTCGTAAAGCGATCGGCGGGACAAAGTTTTCGGGGCTTTTTTAGTGGACCTTATTAGCTATTTGCTAGAAAAAATTGAAAAACGACAGGCAGAAATTAGTGAAACGCTAATGTCGAATGGGGTGTCTTCTATAGAGGACTACCAGCACTATATGGGCCGGGTTTCTGCTCTCGGTGAAATAGAACAACTTCTTAAAGAAACGCGAAAGCGTATGGAGACTGCCGACGATGACTAAAAGGTTATACGTTCCTGACCGTGTAATAGAGGAACGCCGAGCTGCTAAAATTGTTGAAAACAACAAAGCAGAATCGCAAAAGAAAAAAGATTTGTTAAATCCTGCTACTTTTGCTTTATCAGATGAGCAAGCGGATGATTCACGTTCTGCATTAGAACGTCTTCCAAAGCCAACTGGCTGGCGTATCCTTATTCTTCCATATACTCTGCCTCAATCTACTAAAGGCGGTGTTATCCTTTCCGATGAAACGCGTGAGCGCAATCAATTAGCAACGAATGTTGGTTACGTTGTTAGTTTAGGGCCAGACGCGTATAAGGACGAGGGTAAATTCCCCGACGGTGCTTGGTGCAAAGAAGGCGACTGGGTAATGTTTGGTCGTTACGCTGGTTCTCGTTTTAAAATCGATGGCGCAGAGCCTCGGTTGTTAAACGATGATGAAATCCTCGCGGTTATTGAAGATCCCCGCGATATTATTGCAGTTTAGGAGGCATTTATGTCTGATGTAAAAGAACGGGAAGAGGTCGCGGAAGAGGCCGAAAACCTAGAAATTGAAATTGAAGAAGAGGTCGCGGAAGGGGAGCAACAAGAAGCTCCCGAACAAGCGGCTTCGGATGAGGAGCACGAGCAATATTCGGAGGGTGTAAAAAAGCGTATTGATCGCCTAACGTACAAGATGCGAGAAGCTGAGCGTCGTGAACAGGCTGCTTTAGACTTCGCTAAAAAACTCAAAGATGAAAATGAACAACTTAATAAAAACTACACTGAAAGTGCAGCAGCGTTCGTAACTGAATCTGAGGGTCGTATAAAAAGCGAATTAGCTGAGGCTAAACGTGCTGTTAAGCTTGCTTACGAAGAAGGCGATTCTGAAGCTCTCGCAGATGCGCAGGAACTTGTTTCTCGTTTGGCTGTTGAAAACGATCGAATTTCACAAAACGGAGTACGTTTAAAACAAGAACAAGAGTCCGCTTCGCCTCCGGAAGAGGTCCAGCCCCCTGCTCAGCAACAAACACCTGCCGATCCAAGGGCTCAAAAATGGGCATCGGATAACGAATGGTTCGGAAAAGATGAAGGGATGACCTTTACAGCATTCTCTATTCATCGTAGACTGATCGAAGAAGAGGGATTTGATCCTGCTTCAGAAGATTATTATGCTGAGATAGATTCTCGCATACGAAAAGAATTTCCTCATAAATTTGAGGAACAAAGATCAGGACAACGGAAACCCGCCCAGACTGTTGCTCCTGCTAACAGAAATGTAAAAACCGGGCGCAAGACAGTTCGTTTGACTCAAAGTCAAGTGGCTATCGCTAAAAAACTCGGTGTTCCACTTGAGGAATATGCGAAACACGTGAAGGAGGCTTAAATGTCTGAAATAAACAAAAGAACTCCTCGCGCTTCCGAAACTCGCTCTAAAAATGAGCGCAGGAAACCTTGGAAACCAGCTTCATCTTTAGAAGCACCGCAGCCGCCTGAAGGCTATAAATTCAGATGGGTTCGAACAGAAATTCGTGGTGAAGAAGACCGCAAAAATGTATCTGGTAGAATCCGCGAGGGGTATGAGCCTGTTCGTGCAGAGGATTACCCAGATTTCGACGCGCCAACCATTGATGATGGTCGGCACGCAGGAGTCATCGGTGTAGGTGGGTTGATGTTAACAAAGGTTCCTGAAGAGATTGCTGAAAGTCGCACAGAATATTTTGAACGGCAAACAGCCGATCAAATGACGGCGGTGGACAATGATCTTATGAAGGAACAACATCCTTCCATGCCTATAACAAAAGATAGGCAGTCTCGTGTAACCTTTGGTGGTCCTAACACTGATTAGGCCGCTTAACTTTAGCCCTTCTAGGAGGACAAAATGGCAAATAACGATTTTGCTTTTGGTCTAAGACCAGTCCGTACTTTGGGTGGTACTGCGAACTTCACTGCGAACGAGTACACTATTCCGTCAGGCGCTTCTAACGCTATTTTCCAAGGTTCCTTGGTAATTATGCATGCTGATGGTGATATCGACATTGCAGCCGGATCTTCGGCTGATATTGTCGGTGTGTTCAATGGTTGTTTCTATACCGACCCAACTACGAAAAAGCCTACCTTTTCCAACTTTTATCCCGGTAGTATCGCAGCTAGCGATATCGTCGCACAAGTCTACGACGATCCTCGTATTGTATTTGAAGTACAGTGCGATGGTACTCTCGCGGCTACTGCAGTTGGAGAAAATGCTGACACTACTTCAACGACCAGTGGGTCAACAGTAACTGGACTTTCTTCTACTGAGATTTCGTCCACTACTGGTGCTTCTACTGCTCAGTTGCGTATTATTGGCATCTCTAAAGATCCTGACAACAGTGACACCGGTTCTGCAAATACGAATGCATACGTTTTGATTAACGAGCATGCGTATACGCAGACTGCTGGCACGTAATAGGGGAGCTAGATAATGCCTATTTCACGCGCACAACTAGCTAAAGAGCTTGAGCCCGGTCTCAATGCCCTCTTTGGCATGGAGTATGGTCGTTACGAAAACGAACATGCTGAAATCTTCGACACAGAATCTTCGGATCGAGCGTTTGAAGAAGAAGTGAT